GGCATCGCAGCGAGAAGCGGCGACGTCTCGACGAACGTCTTGATGACGCCCGCCTTCTTGAACTGACCATTTGCTTCGGCGGTCAGCGCCGATTGGTAGAGAGAAACAGCCATTGCAGAACCTCAAACGGAGGGTTTCCCGCGAGGTGTCTGCCAATGCTGGCTCCAGGTCGCCTAGACCGTAGCGTTCGCACGGTTGAACAGCTCCCTCGCGGATGTTGATCCTGGGTTTGCCGCCCGAACTGCGCCCGCAGTCGAATGCGTGGCACCGGAGCCCCCGGTGCCTGAACCTGCGAAAGCCGCCTTGTAGTCGGACGACTCGCGCAACGTGCTGACGAACTCGGAGATGGACATGGGACCGGTCGCGCCCGCGACCTTGGACACCATCTCCTTCCCGGTTTCGTCGACCAAGACCACGGACAGACGCCCGTCTGCCGCGACCTCAGCCTTCACTGCGGACCGGACAACCGGCAGCAGTAGCTTCAGACTTCCACCGGCTTCCGCGATGGCCTTCTGCGCCGCGCTCTCGACGAGCTGCTCGCGCAGTTGACCTTGCAGGCTGCCCAACGTGGCGTCCTTCTTGGCTAGGTCGGCTGCGACCTTGGCTTCGAGTTGCTTGCGGAAGTCGTCGATCTCCTTGCTGCCCTTCAAAGCGCCCGCCTTGAGTTGCTGCAAAGCCTCGCGCGCTGCCGCTGCGTCCTCGATGCCCTCGAAAGCTGCGAGGGCCTTTTCCGCGTCCTTGCGTGCCGTCCGCTCTTCGGACAGACGCAGGCGCAAGCCAACCGTGTCGCCGACCTCCCAGCCTTCGGGCAGGCTCTCGACGACGAACTTGCCGTCGACCTGCTTTGCTTGGGCGCGTAGCCCCTCGGGGAGTTCGTCGGCCTTGTCTGCGACAATACGGAATGGCATCTGTGGTAGATCCTACTCGTTAGGTTGTTGTTCTTGCAAGGCCCGGTTGACCTTGCGCCAATAACCTAGCGTCGCGTCCTTGGATGCGCCACGCGGCCCGCCATTGTGCGTTCGGCTCAGGTGCTCCCAATCCTTCGAGGCGACGGCTTCCGGGCAATAGCGCAGCATGTAGGCCACAATGATGCGCTCGGCGTAGACGCGCTCGGTGACGTCCTCGTAGCGTGCGTCTCGAAGTGCGCGGCAACGCTCGACCGCGTCGGCCCAGTAGACGCGCCAGATCTGGAAGCGGCCAATCGCCTTGCCGCCGTCGCCAACGGCTTGGTCGTCGCAGTTGCTCTCGACCTTGGCCAGCGCATCCAGCCACGGGCGCAGCTCGCGGCGGGCGGCGTCAACGTCGCGCAGGCGGATCTGGGCGACCAGGGAACAAGCGAGGAACAACACAGCCAGTAGGGTCTTCATCGTGCCCATGACATCGACCGATCCGCCGGCAAAGTTGAGCGCTTTCCTGGCTACTGCTCCAAGTCCTTCAGGCTGCGCAGCTTGCCAGTGCGGGTGACCAAGTCCTTCGTGCTGATCTTGCCAGCCCGCAGCATCCGACCACGACCCGGGCCGAACACCTCGTCCTGCACGGCGGCTGGCTGGTTCTCGATCCAGTCGTCGTAGGTCACGGTGTCGGGAACTTGGCCGTCCATGCTCGCGCGCGTCGAGGATGACAGCTCGCCGCCACGGCCTTTGCCCAGGATCTCGGCCAGCGACTTGGTGACCGGCGCTGTCGTGCACCGGCAGTTCCAGTGCGCAGGCGGTCGAGGCCCTTCGTCGACCGGGTAGACCTTGCCGTCCAGCGGACCGCATACCGGGCAAGTGCGGGTGTCCAGCGTGGCTACCCACTGCACGCCTTTTAGCGCGCTGCCTGCCTCGCGGTAGCTGTGCTCGCGGGCCTGGGTAGTCACATGGCCGCTGGTCGTGCGAACGATCGCTGCGGCCTGCTGCCGGGCGACGTTGAGCACGCCGTCGCGGTAGCCGTTGGCTCTGGTGCCTTGGACGCGGCGGACGATCTGGTCCGCGGTTTCGCCCTGCGACAGCCCTAGACCGATCTGCGTGGTCAGCCGCTTTTGCGTGTCGGCGGCTAGCTCGTCCCACCATTCCTGCATGACCTTGCCCTGGATCGGCTGCTTGACCACTTGCTGCACGATGCGCAGGTTGACGGCCTCGTCGGGCAGCACGTAGACGCGCGCCTCGCTGGGCACCGAATCCTGCAACACGGTCTCCTGCCAGCGCACCTCGATCTTGGCCAGCTCGCGCAGCAACGCTTCCAAGCGTTTGCGCACCTCGAGGCCGCCGTCCGCCATCGTCTCGCTCAGGTCGCGGATCATTTGCACGTAGCGCTTGGTCGTCTCAAAGCCGCTGTCGATGCCGCGCAGGCGGATGCGTTCTAGGCGTGCGCGCAGCTTCTCGATCAGGTCGGGGAAGACTTGCTCGTTGAGATAGCCAACGACCTCGGCTTCCAGCGTCGCCTTGTAGCGTTCGAGGTAGATGGCGTGCTTAATCGCCCGGTCCTGAAGCTTGCCGTTGGTCGTCGAGGTGTCGGGCTTCTTCTTCTTGCTCGCCATTATTGAACCCAGTCGTGCTCGATCAGTTCGCCTTCCAGCCAGGACATTGCGCAGTGCGGCCAGCACAGCATGCAGCCGCTGGCTTGTAGGTGGTCGAGATCCCACCGGTAGCCGCTGCGCTGCTTGCCGTGAAACTCAAGCAACGCTGGCTTGCGGCCACGGCCCAACGCTATGCGGTTGAGCCCGATCCACTGCTGGTCTTCGCGGATCTCGCCGTTGCAGTAGTTGCACCTCATCGGCGCTCGACCTTGATCTGGCAAGTGCAGTGGCCGTGGACCAAGACCGCGCCGCAGTGCTGGCATTTCATTCTTCCGGCTCCTCGGATTCCTCTTCGGTATCAGGCTCGTCCTCGACCACCGGCTGCTCGGATCGGATTGGCGTGGGCATCAGCGCCGCAAGGTCTGGCCCTTCCGCCTGCGTCTCGGCAATCTCGGCCTCGATGTCCACCTCGTCACCAAGCGTGCCGCGCTTTTGCAGCTCGCGCAGGTAGGTGGCCTGCGTGATCTCCTTTGCCTGCCGTGCCTGCGTCAGCACCGCGAGGTCAGTCTGCGCCCGCGTCGGGATGCCAAAGTCGCGGAAGATGTCGAGGTCGAAGCCCTCTGGCAGCTCGTCCTCGCCGGTCTCCCACAGCATGGCGTATTCGTAAGCCTCGTAGAGCATCCATTCCAACTGCTCGGTCCACGACTGCACGCGGCTTTGCGCTCGCGCGCCTGCGGCGTCGATGCCGGTGGCGGTGTTGCCTTGGGTGACTTGTTCGAGGAACGGCGCAAGGCCAAGGCTCTGCTCTTCGGTGCGGATATCGCGCAGGCGCTCCATCAGCTTCTGCGCTGCGGCTCCGCTGGTCTCGACAAAGCCGACCTGCATGTTGGGGTCGCGCGAGATGATCGTGGCACCTGCTCCGTAGGTCACCGGCATCGTGCCGTCCGCCACTTCAGCGGACGCGCCCGAGATCGACAGCGCCGGGTAGCTGTGCCAGTGCAGGTTGTTGGACAAGCTTGAAGTCACGAGCCAGTCGTCGACGTTCTTCCAGGCAAGGTCCACCAGCGGAGGCGCGGCGTGGAACGGATCACTGCCACGCGGCGACACGTTGCACCAAACAAGCGGCACCTCGCCCAGCGGATTCGGCCCTTGGTTCACGAGCTGGTAAGGGTCGCGGTCGGTCGCGCTCGTGCCAGTCGCCGATTGCTTGGCAGTAATCAGCAGATCCGCCGATGCGCCGATCTGCGGTGCAAGACCGCTGATCTGGCTAGTCATCGTGCGTTCCCACAGCTCCCAGTGGTCCTCATACCAGACGCGCACGATCTGCACGGTGGACTCTTCAAGCGTCGCCGGGTCGGTGCGGTGCTGTTCTTCGTAGAACGCCACGGCGGCGAGAATGCGCTTGCCGGTAGCGTCAGCGCGCCACGACCAGTTGATCACGCGGTCGGGATGCACGAAGACGAAGTAGGGTCGAACGTCTGACTCGCTCTCTTCGAGCAGGTTCATAGGCCGCAGCGGCACGCGGCCTTCCTCGTCGGGCTCTGCGCTGTCGTCGGGCAGCATGTTGAACGGCTTGTCGACGAGCAGGAACGCCATCCCGGTGTCGGCCAGCGAGTCCATAAGCATGCGACCAAGCTGCGTCAGGTTGGTGTCCTGCCGGTCGCAGTCTTGCTCGAGGTAGCGCAGGTTCTCCGGCAGCAGCTCGGCGTCCTTCAACGTGATCGAACGCTGGAACGGCTTGTCGACGATCCCGCCAATGGCGTCGTCGTAAGCAGGAAACAGGAACGTGCGCAGCAGTCGGCCCGTGTATTCCTGCGGCTGCTGACGCTCGCGGTGGTCCATCGGCGTCAGGATCGTGCCCATTGAACGCATGGCCGTCGTGCCGCCTCGCAGCGCGCGCGTGATGATGCGATCGACTTCCATCGCCTTACGGATGCTGTGCCACTGGCCGACGGTATTCGGATTCATGCGAACCTCATGCTTAAGCCACCGATCGGGTGGCGTTCGTGGATGTAGTAGCGAAGTGCGTCTGACCAGTGCGTGCGCTTGGCGTCGCTCTTGTCGATGTCGCGGATGTCTTTGTCCTCGACCCAGGTGACTGACTCTAGGTCGCGCAGCGTTTGCGGTGCGGCTTGCTCGTTGATGGCAAAACGCACAGCGCCCGCTGCGTTGAGCATTCTAGCATTGACCGAGTTCACGCTGTCGACGATTGCAGGCGCGCTGCGCGTGACGCGGTCGAGCACGCGAGCGAAGCCCTTGCGCAGCTCGGCGCGCACGATGTCCCAGTCATTTGACTGCGCGGACGTCCTACGCTGGTTGCCGCTTGGGTCGCCGTAGATCAGCACGTCGCCAGCGTGGCCTCGATACATGTTGCGCAGACGCTCGCAGACGATGTCGGTGCGGCTGTCGTCTGGGATGTGCACCTCGCCGATGACGGCGGTGCAAGGGTTGCCGTCGATGGTCTGCTCCTGCACGACAACTGCGCTGCCTGGGCTGACGTTGAAGTCGAAGCAGAACACCAGCGGCAGTTGCGGGTCGTAGCGCAGGGTCGGTCGAAGGTGCTTGTTGCGCGCGAAGGCGTAGTAGACCAGCCCGGTCGGGTTGAGGAACTCGGCTTGGTATTCCTGCGCGAACGAGCGTGGGTCGAGGTCGCGGCGTGCCGCTTCGAGTTCGGCCTGCCCGATGATCTCGGCAGACGTCCAGTGGAATGCGGCCCAGTCGTCGGTGGTCTGCGCGTTCTGGTAGAGGTCGAAGAGCAAGCGACGTCCCTTTGGTCGACCGATGAACCAGCACCAGCCCGGCCTGCCTGCGGTTGAAAGGGCTGGGCGTAGCGACGAGGTCCAGACGCTGGGCTTGCACTCGTCGATCTCGTCAATGACCGCGCCGTCGATGGCGATGCCTTCGAGGCGGTGCGGGCGATCGAGACCGACCACCATGAGCCGCGAGCCGGTGCGGTAGTGGATGGTCAGCTCGGACTCGGATACGTCGCGGATCCACTGACGCGGCGACAGCGCCTTGAGGTCGTCCCACCAAATGCGCTTCGCTTGGTCGCGGGTTGGAGCTGCGGCAATGAACGTCGGCGTGCTTACCTCGGGCGGGTCTAGTGCGGCCTCGACCAGACGACGCTTCGCCATCTCGGTCTTGCCCGATCGACGGCCTGCGGCAACGACGCGCCAGCGTGCGGTGGATGCAGCGAGGCGCGCCTGCTCGGCGTGCGGTCGAAGCTCAGTCCACCGGCTTGGAAGCATCCGGTGCCTTGGCGTTGCGGGTGCGGATGGCTGCGAGATCGGACAGCAACTGCTCGGCCTCGCCCTTGGTGCTGACCTCGACGTGCTCGCGCTTGCTCCAGCGTTCGGGCCAGCGGCGTTCAAGCATCCACGCAATCGACTGCCAGTGCCGATCCATGTGCGTGAATATGCGGCCCAAGAAGGTCGATTCTGCGCCAGCCTCGGCTTCTTTTATTGCCATAACAAACGCAGGGTTTCGCTTCTTATGCATGCGGAACGACCCAAGCGTGACTCCTGCTGCTTGGGCTGCGCGTTCTGGATGTAGTCCCAATCGAACGGCGCGCAGGATGACTTCGATCTTGTCGTCGGTCATCTCGGTGCGCGGTCGGCCTATTTTTTTTGGCTCGTCGGTCATGGTTGCTTAGTCGGCGTCGCACCAAGCGCCATCGCGCTCGTCAAGCGGTGCGGCTGGTGGCTTGTAGTCGAGCAGCTCGGCGTCGTGCACGTAGCTGGCAAAGGCGGCCTGCGCGATGTTGCGGCAGCTATCGGCCAGCCTGCGCAGTGCCTCCTCGTGGTCTGGCTTGCACGTTCCTGCGGCGATCTGCACACGGCAGGCGCGCTCTAGCACGTAGCACCAGCCAGCGCGGTCCAGGGTCTCGTCGAGGATCTCGCGGACGATGGTGTCGATACCGCGACCAAACGAGGCGTTTCCGTATTCGCGTTCGCCTACGGCAAGCCGTTTGGCTACGCCGTCGAGGAACTGGTCGACGTAGGGACGGCGGCCCTTGAGGTAGTAGAGCGCCATGGCAAGTTCGCTCATCCACGCTTCGCGGTCCATGGCTTCGGCCATTCGGTTCATACGGCCCTCCAGCGTGACTCGGCCATGGTGCGCGGTTGCGGGTTGGCGGCGATGACTTGCTTGGCCTTGGGCTCGATCTCGTCGACCATGTAGGCGGAGGCCATAGTCCACGCTTGGCAGGCGGTCGAGATGTAGACGTTGTCGTTGCTGGCTTCGGCTCCGAGCGGCGGGAAAGCAGGCCACTGCGTCAGGTCCATGCGCTGCCCGTCGTTCCACCGGATGGCGTAGGCGTGGAACATGCGGCGTGCGGCGTCGAACTGGAACGCCTCGGTGACCACCGATTGGGCAAGCAGATTGGCGGCCACGACCCACTCGGGCTTTGCGAATGCGCGGCCTGCGGCAAGGATGCCGATGGCGGCAATGGTCTCCTGCCACGGTTGCCAGCCGACGACCGGTTGCCCGTTGCTGTCGTTCCAGCCGTATTTGGCCTGCTCGCGGCCACCGATCGTGCGCACGGGTCGATCAGGCGGCAGCCAGCCGAACGGCGTCTGGGTAAGCGCAAGGCTGACTTGCTTGGCTAGCTGCGGCTTGACCTGGGAGAACCCAAGCCAAAGCTGGTTGGCGCGCGTCAGCGTCATGCGTCCGACGGCTCGCGGTGCAGGCGTCCAGTCGTTCTTGACGTAGACGTCCAACTTGTCCAGCTGGATGTGGTCCTCGATGACGGAAGCCAATGCCGGGTCGCGCGTCAGCAGGTAGGTCGCGTGCAGGAAGTTGTCGGCGCGGTGCTGGTCGTCGCTTGTGGTCCAGAGCGTCGTGGCAGGCGACGGGATCCACTGGATCTGGTTGATGCCGGGCCAGCCTAGGCGGTCTTCTGGCGAGTAGCTCAGGTCGGGCCGCTGGTTGTGGACGATGGCGCGCGGGTGCAGCTCGGCGCGCATCGGATCGCCGCCGGGCTCCTTGTTGGCCGTTGGGCGCTGCACGTAGCTCTGGCATTGCCACAGCGCGTCGTGGATCTCCCAAGGGTCAAGCGTGGTCACGGCAAGGTCGGGTGCTGCGCCGAAGTCGGGCTGGTCGCCGGTGGTGCCGCTTTCGCGTGGCTGGCAACGCTGGCGTGGGTCGGTATAGCGACCGACGGCACGGCTGCGGTAGGCGTCGAGCTGCTGGAGTCGCGTCCTGGCTACTTCGGGCGTGGCCTCGGGGACAAGGCCAAGGACTAGCCAGTTGCCCTGCCATGCGGTGTAGACGGCCTGCATCGGCATGGCGTGCAGGCGTGCCGGGTCAGCAATCGGCAGGATGGCCCCACGGCTTTCGTGGCGGACGGCGCGGTGCCAGTTGCCAGCGGGCACGATCGTAAGCGTCCAGCCCGACGCGGTGCGTTGCGGTAGCTCGTGGCCGTTGCGTTCGGCGAAGTCGCGGTACAACTGCGACGGGCATGTCATGGTCAGCGCGGGGAGCTGCGCCACTTGTGGCTGGCCGTCGTTGGCCGTCGTGCCGTAGACCGCGTGCGTGGTCCACTCAATCGTTGCCGTCTGCGTCCAGATCGTGGCCCAAAGGTCGACCGTCACCTTGCTGGTCACGTTGTGCCAGCGGAGACGCCAGACTTGCTTCGTGGCGCTGTCGCTTTCGAGCGTGAAGCTCGGGCCGGGCATCGGCAACGAGCCGAGCCACATGGTCGGAGCAACGGCCATCAAGTCGCTGGCGATGGCAGGGTGCCATGCGAACGGTTGCGCCTTGAGGTCGCGCGGGATTGGCTTGAGCGTGCGCTTGGTGTTGGCAGGCAGCGACAGCAGGACGTCGATGCCGTGCTGGCCGGTGACAAACGGGTGCTGTTGGCCGGTCTCGTCGCCAAGCCATCCCGCTGTTTCCAACGGGATAGCTGACTGCGGCAAGGCAACGAAGCACCAATGCTGCTGCGGGACGGACGCGACGTTTTGAGCGACGATGGGTTCCACGGCGTCTATGGTAGCACGCGGAACCGTCGCGGCTAGCTGGCGTTCGAAACGCGCGTGTCGACGAGCACTTGACACTGGATGCCCGAGCCGGTTGTTCCGTCCAGTGAGATGCGGAGATTGCCGCAAGCCTGCACGCGCAAGACCGCACCGGTAGCAGCAGCAGTAATGACTTCAGCAGCAGCCGCAAGGCCAGTTTGCAATTCATTGGCATTATAGACGCCAGTGAACACCGACCCAGCCAACGAGCCAGTCAGACTCAACACCGAGTTGCCAAAGCTGCCTCCGGTCACCTGAAACAGAATCTCGCGCGCACCGTAGCAAGGGATAGTTGCAACGTCGGTTGCTGCCAGCG